ATCGCGTCCTTGATGCGGGTGCCCCAATCTGCGCCCGCCGGGGTCGGGGGTTGCTCGGCGGTTTTCTTGATGAGGTCGATTGAGGCTTCGACGTCCTTAAGCTGCGCCTCGGTCGTCCGTGTGCCGGTGATGGTCGCCAGGAAGTGCAGCGCCGCCCCCTCGGCGTCGTTGAAGGCTTTTTTGATCGCGATCAGGGTGTTGGCGTACTCGACGAAGGTCCCGGCCTTCTGCGCCTGCATGACGGCGTCGAGCTCTTTGAGCTTCTCCGCTGCAACGGCGGCTTTCTCGATGGTGCTCTCACTTAAGACGATGCCGAGGTCTTCGGCTTGCTTCGACATCTTCTCGAAGCCCGCCGCGCCCTTGTCGAGCATCGGCAGGAGCTCCTCGACGCCGAGCTTTTTGGCGATGGCGGCTTTCTCGGCGGCGCTGCCCGCCTCGGCGATCCGCTGCGCGATCAGCGGGAACAGGTCTTCGAGGTCGTGGTAGCCGCGAAGCTGGTCGGGCGTGATCTTGAGCGCATCGGCGAACACCACCGCCAACTGCTTCGCGCGCGGCAGGTTGCCCTGCACCGCGCCGACCGAGGCGTTGAGGCTTTTGAGCGCCTGATCCGCCGCGCCGACATCGAGCTCGCTCTGTTTGGCTGCGAAGTTGAATTTCTGGATGAAGTCGGTCGAGACGCCGATTGTCTTGGCGAGCTTTTCGATGTTGGCCGCATAGTCGATGGACTTCTCGGTCTGCTCCATCGCCAGCGCGAAGCCGCCGACCGCAGCCCCGGCGGCGAGCCCGACCGGCCCGAGCGCACTGATGGCAGCGCCAAACACCGGGATGCCCTTCGCGGCCTCGCCGACGTGCTCGGTGAAGGAAGTGAGACCCTCCTCCATCGCCTTGAAGATGCCCTTGCCGGTCCACGCGTTCTCGATGTCTTTCGCAGCCTTCTTGTTGGCCGCGATTGCCTTATCGAGCTTGTCGTTCAGCGCCTTGAAGTTGGCGTCGAAGACCACGATCAGCCGTTCGATTTCGTCGCTCATCCGTAGCCGTACTTTTCAAGCATGGCGTCGTGCTCCTCGGGCGTCGGAGGGCTCTTGTCATCGGGTGGGCAGTTGGCTTCGAGCCAGCCGTCGCGGGTCGCGAGGAATTCCCAAAAGGACATCTCGTCGACCTGCCGGGGCGTGAAGCCCATTACGCCGCCCGCTCCGTAGTAGTAGGCGAAGCGAAGTTTTCCTCGGGGGAGACCGTCACGCTCGTTGTCGTTTGCGGCTCCCCTTCGCGCTCCCCCACCGGCTCATCCTCCGGACCGCTGAGCGAGACGAGGACGATCTCAAGCGCCAGGGCGAGGTTCTCCAAGAGCGGGCGCTCGTCGTGGAGCTCGCGCAGCAACCGCCCGGCGCTGGTCGGATCGAGCCCGCCGCCGGTCAGCCCCCGGAACAGCACCTCGCGCACATCGTCGACCCGCCACCGGCCTGCGCCGCCCGCCGCCAGGAGGTCGATGAAATTGGCGTTCGGCATCGCCCGGCGGATCGCCGCCCACGCCGCAATGCGCTGCGCAATCTCGCCGGGACCGGCGTCGCAGGTCTCTTGGATTTTCCGCCACTCGCCGATCCCGAGGCGGAAGGTGCGCTCCTCGCTGCCCCACTGCCTGACGAGCGTGGCGCTGCGGCTCATGCGGCGAGCGTCGCGGCGGTCGGCGTCACGGTGATCTCGCCATCGGAGATCATCGTGATCGTCGCTTCCATCTTCTTGCCCCGGTCGCCCGTGATCTCGAAGCTGGTGAGATGGAACGGACCGGAGAAGACCACGCCGCCATCGGCAGCCGGGATGTCGACGGTGATCTGGCAGTTGCGCGAATTCGGGTCGGCGAGGTAGTCGGCGAAGACCTCGACGTCCGGCGTGTTGAGGATGCCCGCGCCGCTCAGCGTGTAGCTGACGGACACCTTCTCGCGCACCAACCAGCCGAGCGCGTCGGGGTTGTCGCAATCGGGGATGTTGAAGTCGTTGGTGGCGGTGTCGCCCTTGATCGAGCGCGCCGCATTCACGGTGCAGTAGGCCGTGAAGACCTCGGGGCTGCCCCCGTCGCCGATGGCGATCAGGAGCAATACGCCTCGCGCGTATTTCACAGGGTTGGGGGTTGCTCTTGAGGTAGGCATAGCGCGGCCTCCGGTGGGGGTTAGGGCTGTCGGGGAGCGGGGTGCGCCGGAGCTAGCTGAGAGCGGTCAGCGCGTAGTGGAAGGTCATCACCGCGTGGGTCGACCCGTCAGGGTCGGTCAGGTGCCGGGTGTCGATGAACAGCGCGTCGATGACGTCGAAGTCTTGGACCGCGAAGGTGTCGGGGTCGGCGAGCAGGTCGCGGATCACGCCCGCCATCTGCCGGGCGAGTTGCACGCTCGGCGGATCGGGCCGGGTCCAGATATGGACAGTGGCGTACACATCCGAGCCCGAGGCGCAGTCGGTGTCGTCCGCCAAGACCTGATCGTCGCCGATCCGGATGAACGGCAGCGGCGCGTTCTGCGGGACCGTCCCGTAAATCCTGGCGATGTTGTCGGGGAACAGGTCGGCGAGCGCGGCGGACGACCGCAGTGTGGCCTCCTGCGCCACATGGAAGGCAGCCGCAGGATCGGCCATCGGTCAGTCTCCGCTGGACGTGGCGATCCCCGAGGCCACGACCCCCTTGACCATCTCGTTCCCGGCGCGGCGCACCCGAGCGCGCCAGCGCTTCCGCTGCACGCGCAAGGCCGGGAACCAGAAGGGCTTGCCGGGGACATGCTGACCACCCTTGTTCCGGTGACCGGCTTCGAGGTGCAGCGGGTAGTCGTGGCCCGCGCCGCCGATCACGACGGCGACGCCGGTCGGCCCGTAGCTCTCGCGGTGCAGCGTGTCGGCGAGGTGGCTGTCCTTGTCGCCACGCGGGATGATGCTGCTGATCAGCGCCATGAACTCGTCGGCGTTCTTGCTGTTCGCGTCCCTGATTTTCTGCGCAGCCGCGTCGCTGCCGAGCTTCAATAGCTTCGCTTGCAGGCTCTCGAAACCGATGACCTTAGCGCTGATCCCAACAACTAAAGTGCTGCTGCCTGTGTCGCTCATGGTGGGGTGTCTCCTGCGCGGCTGCGGATGCCGAAGACGGTGACGATGGTCAGGAGCTCGTCGACCGCCATCACGGTCACGTCGAAGGCCCACCCGAGCCAGACGATCCGCCAGTCGCTGTCGATCTGCGCGGTCTGGAGGTCGAGCCGCATGGTGACCTCAATCGGCTGCACGCCGACCCGCCGGTCGTTGCTGATGATCTCGCCCTGCTGAGCGCGCTTGATCGGCTGTGCGATCACCCGCGCCGGAGTGGTGAACACATCCTGCCAAGCGCCGAGCGGGTCGCCGTTGAGGTCGTTGGTGCGCTGTTGCAGGGTGACCGTCTGCGCGAGCGATCCGGCGAGCCCGAGGTTGCGCTTCTTGACCACGAGCTAGCCTTCATGCTGCTCGTCTTGCTCGTGGTGCGTAGCCTCGATCTCCTCGGCGTCGCCCGCCGCGACGAGGATGTCGCCCCACTCGCGTTTGACGGTGTGCTCACCGCCCTTGATGTATTGCACGGCGATGTTGTGCGTGTTCGGCGGCACCAGCCGCCGGTCGCGCAGGACGCGGATGCGCATGGTCAAGCCCTCAATTCTGGTGGTGAAAAGTTACGCGAGCGCCGGGTCGCGGTAGCGCTCAAGCACGGCGCACATCTGCGGCGACAGGAGGTTCTCGTCGGGCGTGCGCCCGTCGTAGAGCGAGGTCAGGAGCATCAGCACGATCCCCCGGATCATCACCGGGGCCGAGGTGTCGTCCCAAGGGCTCTGCGGCACGCGCAGCGGTGGCGGCGGACCCTGCGGCGGACCGTAGCCGCCCCATCCGACGTCCATCCACCAGCCACCGGCCCACCAGTCGCCGCCACCCCCGTCGTCGCGCTGCCCCTTGAGCGGGTTCACCATCGGGTTGTCGGTGACGTAGTTGCCCGAGCCGGGAGCCTTGAGGTAGTCGACCACCATGTCGCTCGCCTGCTCAGCTTTGAACATCACGTCGGCGAGCTCGTCGGGTGAGATCGCCGCCACCGAGAGCCGAAGCTGCCGCAGCGCCTGTTCTTGGGTCACGAGCAGGGTCATCGCGGCCCCGCGAAGTCTTTGCCGTCGCGACCGCGCTTGACCGCCAGCGTCCACCCGGTCTCGCTCTCGCCGGGCTTCGCCTGCGTCGGCTCGTTGGCGACCCACACCGACCCGCCGAAGGTCACCGCATCGCCGCGTACATAGTCCGTCTCCGGACGATAAACCCCGCGATAGATCATCACCGGCAAGCCGAGGTCGAAGACCTCGGCTTGGTCGCCGCGCTCGAATTTGATCCGCAGCGTGCGGCTATCCTCGCCCATCTCGACATTGAGATCGTCGAAACCCAAGCCAGCCGGGCCGGGGTCTCCGGCCTTGCCATCGACCCCGTCCCGACCGTCGACGCCCGGCTTCCCATCGAGGCCATCCTTGCCGTCGATCCCGTCCTTGCCGGGAACGCCGTTGATCCCATCCACCCCATCGCGCCCGACCACCTCGCCGACCCGCTGGCTTGAGCCATCCCCGTAGGTCAGCATCAGCGAACCCTGCCGGTCGATCAGGGCTGTGGCGAGGGTGCGCGCCTCGATGCCGCCTAGCCGGGCCTCCAGAGCCCCGAGAGCGGCCTCGACGTCGGCGTCGCTACCATCGGCCCCGGCAGGGCCAGGAGGCCCCTGTGGGCCGACTATGGGGCCGAGCTCGCGCACAGTGCCGTCGCCGAGCGCGATCATCAGCACGCCGTCCGTCAGTGTGACGTCGACCAGGGAGCGCCCATCGAGCGCCTCGATCCGGCGATCCAAGAGCTCAAGCTCGACCGGATCGGCGTCGATCCCGCGCTCACCGGGCGCGCCATCCGCGCCGTCGACGCCATCCACGCCGTCTCGACCATCGACACCATCGGCACCATCCGCGCCAGCCGGTCCCGGCGCGCCGTCAGCACCGGGCGCACCATCCGCGCCGTCGACACCGTCAGCACCGGGCGCACCGTCAGCGCCAGCCGGTCCTTGCGCACCGTCAGCACCGTCGACGCCTGCCGGTCCCTGCAATCCCATCGGACCGACCACCGAGCCGAGCTCGCGGATCGAGCCGTCGCCGAAGGTCAGCACCAGACCGCCGTCCCGGTTGATCAGCGCCTCGCGCACAGTGCCTGCCATCAGCCTTGCGGTCAGGGCCGTCTCAAGCCGTGTAAACATCGGCTGCATCATCGAGCCGAGCCGCTCGCCCATCTGTGCGACCAGCATGTCGAGGTCACGCTGCTGCTGCATTGAACGCCTCCATGAGGCTCGTCTCGAAGATGTCGACCAAGTGCTTCGAGGCAGCCGGAGCATCACCTTCATCGGCAGGCGCGGCGGTCGCGCCTTCCGCTGCCGAGCTATCGCCGGAGCCGTCGCCGGAACCATCGCCAGACCCGTCGTCCGGTGGGCCTGTGGTCGGCGGCGGCGGCGCTTCGGCGTCGCGTCTCGCCAGCGCTTCGAGGCTGTAATTCTGCTGTTGCGCGAGCGGACTGTCGCCGCCCTTGACCGGCGGCAGGTCGAGCTTCTTGCGGGCTTCGTTGGGAGCCAAGATCGCGCCAGAGACACCGTTCTTGAGGGTGTCCATCTGCGTGATCGTGTCCATCCGCAGGAGGTTGTCGATGTCGAACATCGTGCCGATGCCCTGCGCCATCTCCAGCCCCTCATCGAGGCAGAGCTCAGCGCTTTCGATCAGCGACTGGAGGCATTGGCTGTAATATTCGACGTTCAGCGACTGGATATTGTTGTAGGTCGGCATATCCCCGATGCCGATCTTGTAGGGCGGGACGTGGAAAACCGAGCAGATGACGTCGGCGGTCCACTTGAGTTGCTCGATCAGTTGGCCCTCGACCGCCGTCAGCGCCATCCGCTCGTACTTGAGCCCGTCGCCGAGCACCGCCACCCGACCGGCGTTCGCGCCGGAGAAGTTGGTCTCCCATGTGTCCTTGAGTCTGAGAGCCGTCGCGTCGCTGATCGCGCCGGGCGCGGTGAGCACGCCACCGGGCTGCGAGGCGTTGGCGAAGAACTTCGCCGACTGCTTCTGGATCGCCATGCCCTGCGCCGCCGAGTAGGCCGCAGCCCACACGGGCGAGGTGCCGATCAGCGGGTGATAAAGCGTGTTGAACCGGTCGTGGATGATCTCGCGGGCCGGGGCGACGACCGCGTCTTCGATCATGTTCAGGCGGCTTCCGGCCAACTGATAGAACACCGACCCATCGGCGGCGACCAGCGGGTGCGTCAGGTCGGGGTTGAGCACCTCCAGCCCGACGACGACGTTGCGATTGTCGCGGATTTTCAGGATGTAGGCGTTGCCGCGCGTCAGCTTCGAGAGCATCCAGCTTTCCCAAAACTGGATGCGGCTCTGGTAGCTGTTCGGCTTGCGCAGGACCGGCGAATAAGCCGCGCTGGTGGTCTCGTTCCAGATGCCGTCGTCGTCCTGCGCGACCAGCTTGACGCCGAGCTTCGAGATGTCCGACGCGATCAGCGTGATGCAGGCGTAGACCGCGAAGTAAGTGAGGATCGTCTCACGATCCAGAACGACGTTCTGCTGATACGCGCCGGGATAGCTCTCGAAGATACGCAGCCAGCCGCCGCCGCCACGGGAGGGCAGGCCCGGCTCGACGCCGGACGGCATGCCGCCATTGCTGCTTGCAGGCGTCGCCGATGGCGGGCGCGCTCGCAGGAACGGCAGCCGCATCTAGCGACCCTTGGTCGGGGTCGGCTTCTTCGGGGCGGCGGCGGGTTCCGACTTGAAGTCCTGCGTGCCCATGCCGCCGACCTTGTGGTCGCCGCCTTCCTGCTCCTGCGGCTGCTGTTGCGGCGGCTGCTCGTGCGGCTGTTGCCCTGGCTGTTGCCCTGGCTGTTGCGACGGCTGCTCGTGTGGCTGTTGCGCGGGCTTCGGTTCCGGCGGATCAGCATGCGCCTTCGTGGCCGGTTTTGGCCTTGAGACGACGTTCGGCTCAAGCCGCTCGGCGAGCCGCAGATGTCGCGGGTCTTTGCTCTGCCGTAGCTTGGCGACGAGGGCTTGATCGCGCGTGCTGATCGCGCGGGTTGCGTATTGGGGCATGTCGATCTCCAGGGGCAGGGGGAAGGAACCCGGCAGGGCTGTTGGGGGAGACCCTGCCGGGCCTGCGATCAGCGAACCGCCGTTAGACGGCCCACTGCACGCCGGTCAGGATGACAGCCGCTTGCGGGCGGGCCTTGACCCAATTGATCGTGCGCTCGGCCAAAATCGCCACGCTGTTCGTTTGGAACATCGAGACCATGCCGGTCGCCGGGCCGACGCCCGCGTGAGCATCGCCGACCGGGTTGTCGACCATCTCAAGCGACGCCTCCTCGGACATCGAGACCCCGAAGCCGCCTTCGTCCGCGAGATAGACCTGCGGCGCGTTGACGAGGACCACCGTGTTCGCCGGGACGTAGTCGCTGGTGACCACCGGGAAGCCGACGAACACACCGCCGTTCGGGGTGACGCCGGGGAATTCCGGCGCGCCCGTGATGGTGACCATCAAGGACAGTTGCAGCGCCAGCGCAGTCGGCATGACCCACACGCCGCCGGACAGCGGGTTGAAGCCCGCCCGGTAGGCCGCGAAGATCGCCGCGACGTCGGCGCGCACCGCCGTCGCATCGGTGCCGCTCGACGGGATACCCACGACGCCGTTGGTGATCGACGCCGGGCTGACGCCAGCGACCGCAGCCTTGGCCGGGTCGATGAAGTCGATGTCGAGCCGTTCCCGCAGCGCCGCGACGAGACCGTTACGGATCAGTTGGTCGGCGCTCGGGCTGCTGTCCCGAATGAGCTCCTTGGTGGCGACCGCGATGTTCGCGACCTTGAGCTCGGTCAGTTGGGTCCGCGAGAAGTCGAACTTGGTCAGGGGCTTCGCCTTGCCCTCACCCACCCAATAGCCATGCCCCCCGCTGGTCTGCGCGCCGAGGGGCGTGCGGAACGGAACGGCCTGCAAACCGGGAACGTCACCGACCCCGAACTTCCCGATGATCGTGGTCGGGCGCAGGAATTCGAGGAACGCCGCGAACGCCAGACCCGCAGGGCCGACCAACGGACCGGCCCACGTCGGGTCGGTCGCGGTGCCGCCTGCGACCACCGCCTTGATCATGTCGGGGAGCAGGCCGTCGTTCGGATACATCTCGGAGGCGAAGTCCGACGCCTTGCGTTCGCCGCGCGACATGCGGCCAAGCACGATGCACTTGGCGAGCCGGGCGACGTGGATCGACGGGTCGATCCGCTCAAGCGAGCGCACCACCGGCTCGACCCGCGCCACCGAGCTCAGACCTTCATCGAGAATGAGGCCGGTCGGTTGACCCACGGTCGCCGGGGTTGACCGGATCACCGGGGATGCGGTGCGGGCCTGCGCGGCTTCGAGTGAGCGCAGGCGCTTGAGGTGGTTGTCGATAGCGGTGAGCTCGGCGTCGAGCTCGTCGTACTCCTCGGTCTCGGAAGCATCGAGCGTTTCGCTGCGCTCGCTGGACTGCTCCATGATTGCCGCCATCCGTGCGGCCTTGGTGGCGCGGGTGGCGTTGAAATCCTCGATCTGTTGACTGGCGGAACGCGGCATGGCCGTGCCCTTTCGTGCCTTGGGTTGTTGAGAGCCCGAGACGCCGGGAGGGGTGAGCTTGACGACGGGCGCGCCTGACGCGGGCAGCCCGACATCGAAGGATTTGATGTTCATGATCGTCGCGTCGGCGTTCGCGGGAACGCTGACCGACGAGAGCTCCATGATCTCAATCGCGGTGAACCGGAGACCGCCGGTTCCATTGATGCTTTCCATGCCGTCTTGCAGCACCCGGAAGCCGATGCTGACGGCGCGCACCAGCCCGGCCTTGATCTCGCCCCAAGCCGTGTCGACCCGGTCCTTGAGCGGGCCGGGCTCGGCGATTTTGGGGATCGTCGCCTCGAAGGCGATGCCCTCGTCGGTGGCCTTCTTGAGCCTGACCGTCCCGATGGGCTGCGTGCTGTCGTGCTGGTGCAGCAACGGCAGCGGGTTCTTGAACTTTGCGCCCTTGGGCTCGACGACATCGCCGAGCCGGTCGGGCGTGGGCGTGGTCGCCCATCCCTCGAAGGTGCGCTTTTCCTGACCGTCGTCGACGGAACGCACTTCGAGCATCGCATAGGCACGATGCATCGCGAGCCCTCCTTGCGGGGGTTGAGCGCCCTGACGCGGGCTGTGTGGGTTGCGGTTGAGCGCCCTGACGCGGGCCTGTGTGATTAGGTCAGAATGTCGCGGTGTACGATTGCGCTTGCGTGGCTGTGTTGGTGCGTTTAAACGTCTTCACACACAACGAGAGACACACCGATGACCAACGCCATTCCCTACGCTGAACAACTCGACGCGGCGCACACCTTTATCGGCAAGCGCACCGCGAAGGGCCTCGTCGTCCGCCGCCTTCACCGTGGCGAAGCCGACGCGCAATGGTTCGTCCCGATGACCGGCGACAACTTCCGGGGCGACCCGCTCCGGATGGCGTTCGGCGGCGGACGCTTCGAGCCGTGCATGAGCGACGGCGAGGTCGAACAGGTCATGTTCTTCGCCCGCCGCATTTTCCAAGCCTGAGAAGGAGACTAGGCGGCGGCGCTTGCCGCCGCCGATATCGGCACCCGGCTCACTTTTTGCTTTTCAGCACCTTGTTGGCCTTGGCCTTGATCTTGGCGGCTGTGGACGGGGCCAGTTTTCCGGCCTTGACCATCTGCGTCGCCCGCGCCTTGGCGTTCGCCGCGTGGGCCTTGTCATGCACAGGGTAAGACCGTCCAGGCCCGGCAAAAGCTCTCTTGGGCAAAGCCTTGCGACCCTTTGAAGTGAGCGCCATCGTCGTTCCTCCTAAGCGCCCCCACGTCAGAACGCGCCCATGCGCTGCATGATCGCGACCAGCGCGATCAACAATGCGACCACCGGGATCGCCCACTTGGCCCAAGCCAGCGGCGGCGGGAAGGGGATTTGGTAGGCGATGGCGGTGACGATCCCGACGACGATCAGCGCCGCCAGCGCGAAGACCAGCAAGGACATCTGGAGCCTCCTCTAGCCTGCGAACCACCACGCCCCACCGGCATCGCGCCGGATCAGATCGAGGAGCTCGGGCATAGGCCGAAGGAACGCCTGCGGGACGCACCAGCAAGGCGCACCACGATTGCCGGGATCACTGTGTCTACCAACCCGCCGCACCCCGGCGCGGGCGACGATCCATCCCCGG